ACTATTATACGGAGTTGAGTACCTTCTGTCAAGTTTTATTTGCACTATTTTGCATTATTTTATCGCTAACGCCCCCACAAAGCTGTGGTTTCTCCAAAATGGTTGAATTGTCGTGAACCCAGCGAAAGATACCATGAGCTCAAGTTCTTTCCATGTGAGGGGTTTCATGATGTTTCTAAGGGTTTTTTCCTTGTCCATGATGTCTTCTGTGTCAAAAGATTTTCGTTTGTAATCGTAGTAATTGAACGTAATCATGTCCTGTACCAAGGCACTTTCACAGATAGTTTTTTCTGCAAAAATGAAAGCTCCACCAGTATTCAATCCATGATAGATATTTTCAATGACAGCTTTTCTATCTTTCTTTGGCATAAATTGTAGAGTGAAAATAGAAGTAATCAGATTACAATTTGAAAATTGGAACTTGCGAATATCTTTCATTACAAATTCTACACTATTAAAACCCGCAGTATTCAATTCCTTTGTACGATCTTTCAAATCTTGTTTGAAGCCATCCGCGACTTCAACTCCGAAATATTGTGCCGTAGGAGAATGATCGCTATTATACTCCATCATGGCTTTCGTTAGCTTTCCTGTAGAACATCCGATATCAATTATATTAGTATCATCTTCTACGAAATAACGTGAAAGGCTAACTACGTCTTCCAACAAGTTTGAGTAACCACGAATAGATTGTTCAATGTGATTATCAAACCCTTCCTGCCTGTGTGCAAAAGTAAAATCAGCCATTGGTCAACTCCTTATAAGGTTTTAGTACTTTCTTGTATATTGAATCTGCTATTGCTTTCATCATCAATGGTGGCACCATTCTGCCCATGCGTTCAGACCTCTGCTCCCACTTTCCAGTAAGTTTAAAATCTTCTGGTAACGCCATGGCTCTACGAGATTCACATAATGCAAGTCTTCGCATTTCACTCCAATGGATACAACCACCAGAAGCCGTGATGGTAGGCGCTGGTTTGAATCTTGAAATTCTTTTCATATTAAAGTGATGTCCTTTTGGATGATAATCACATCCAGTTAATACTTTTTTAGGGTCAAGTGGCATTTTTGATGCAGTTTCAAAATGAGAACCTTTTGTAAAAGATTCTGTTAACTTTTTTATTTCTTCTTTATCATACTCTAGATCACTAAATGCATTTCCACAAGTAATAACTTCACTAGATTTTTCTGGAAATATACTAGCAATATTGAGAGAGGTAAGACCAATCGCATCAGTTACATCTTTACGGACTGCAATAAAAATAACTCTCTTTCTTGTTTGGGGCACTCCATAATGAGATGAATCTAGCAACATAGAAGATACGTTATAACCAATCTTTTCAAACTCTACATTAATCTTGTAGTAGTAATTTTTAGCTTCACCCATTAACAAACCAGACACATTCTCAGCAACAATAACTTTAGGCTGAATATCTTTTGCAACTCTGATAAACTCAAAAAATAAGTCTTCAATATTTTCTACCTTCTTACCATCAGAATAATTTTTAGTTTTACCAAACCCACTAGAATGACCTCCGCCATGTACTACAGCACCAGCCATAGAGAAAGCAGAACATGGTGGTGAACCATCTAGAAGATCAACTTCTCCTGCTCCAATATTGGCAGCATCCAAAAGTTCATGTCTACCTTCTAAATGAAGCTTTTTTATATCATCTGGAAGTATGGGAGTGTTTGGATAATTTTCATGGTATGTATTTCTGGCCTCTTCTACGAATTCATTGATACATAAAATTTTACCACCCGCCAACCGATATCCAGTAGACGAACCACCACCACCGGCAAAGGTAGATATTACATTGAACTTATTTTGTGCTTCACCATCGTACACATCTTGTAATGTATATTTCTGATAGTCTGCGGAAATGGGTTTTGCATCCACCACATGCTTGACATAATCTTCAGAAAATATAGCCGGATCTGATATGTCTGGCATTATTTTGACATCTGGTTTTTTAATTTCTTCTGCGAGATAATCATCTTCAAATGGTAAAGTTTGAAATTGTGGTTTCATATTAAAAACTCCTCTAAAGTGTTTGAATTGGTCTTTGAAGTATTTAGCCCGTGCCAATCCCTACATACATCCATTATTCTACTTCTATTTTTAAAATTGATTTTCTTGTTGGGCAGTAATGATTCAAACAAGTTTACTATACCAGAATCTATTTGTAAGTTCAAGTGATTTTTAATCTTTCCTATTTTCTTAAATTCATCAAATGCATTTCTTACATGATGTTTCTGAAATGGTTTGTTGACTTCATCCCAGCTCTTACTGTAGAAAAACTCTTTCACTGATTCTGTAAGATATGGAGTAACAAAAACTTTATCATGATCATCTGCCACTCTCTTGTGCCAGTTGTAACCTGCACACATTTCTGGACTAAAATAATTGTCTCTAAACTTATCAAATAATTCTTGTGTGTGCTTGTAATGTATTTGTGCTTTTTTACTTATACCATAGTAACCATCTGCAGCCCAACCAGACAAAACATATTTCTGTTTTATTTCTGGATACACATATAAAAATGGATAAACACATTCAAAATGGGTTTTCTTTTTACAATCCAGTTGAACTAATCGGTGCCAATCTTCAGCCAAGTTTTTGGTAGGTACTTCAATTCCTGTGAAGGGCCAGTTGAATATTTCTGCAATTTCTTTGGCCTTTTGAAAATCATATGATGGATGAGTATCCAGACAAAAACTATAGGCGTGAACTTTTTTACCAAGACGTTCAGCTGCAAATCCAACTGAAATAGAATCTACTCCACCAGACAACAACACTGCACAGTCATCGTCTGGTACATCTATTTCATTCATTAATAATTCAGCAATCATATAGGTAATACCGCAGACTGTGGTTTGATCTTTTTTAGTTTTGGATTAACAAGTTCTTTTACAGCAGAATTTGGGGATTTTCCTGAATGCGGAGAGGATGCCATGAGCTCGAGTATAATTTTCATTATTTCATAAATACCAGTTCCCTGTTCCATTATAGTTCTGTTTACATTAATAGGATCATAACCAAGATATTCAATCATTTTTTTGGGTAATAATTTTATATCAGGCCGAGAAAAACTATACGCTAAATCATTAACCCATCTTAAAATCTCTGGATGTTTAAATGCCATTACAGCATTAGCTCCCAATTCTTCAGCAAGTTCCACAAACAAATGACCCGATCCTTTATGGTTCTTTTTATCTGGATCAATCTTATCTGCATAAAATTTTTGTTTAATTATAGTTTTAGCTCTATCTTGATCTAGTTTAAGATGGCTAAACTCAGGTTTGTTCATAACAGCGGGAACATCTTTATACATAAAAACAGATATAGAACCTAATAGAGTATCTGCACCATCTCCTTGTATCAAATCAGTATTTTCAACATTAGCTTTTTCTAAACATAATTTAAATATCAGATAATACACCAAATCAAATGTTGTTGTAATATTTTTCCCTCTCAGAAAATGGCCATTCGTATTCATACACGACCTAATAGTATCTAAAATTTCTTCTAATGTTATAAAAATTTGTTTTTGATTGATACCTAATTGAGATGCAGTATCTTTAGATACTTCAATATCTTTAGTATCTTGGACACAACCAACTGTAATTGAATCTTTTAGCCCAAAGTGCTTTTTTAAAATACAACCCAGCACCATAGAATCTACACCACCAGATAACATTAAAACTGGTGGTTTGTCTTTGAATTTCCTATTATTTTTTATGATACCAATTAAATCATCAATATATTTTTTACAAGCTTCATCATATCCTTTTGCTGTAAGCTCAAATTCTACTGTATCTCGGAGTTCTTCTAATTTATATCGTTGCTTTTTCATTTGAATGCACATTCCACCATAATTTCAGTTAGACAGGCCACCATATTGATTTCTTGGTCTGCCACGAATGCCGACTTATATTGGTAGTCAGCGATGATTAACACAGCCTGAGGGACAGACTGAGGTTTCAAATGTTGATGAAAATTGTCATACAACTTACGAAACAACTTCGCGGTATCTTGATCCATATTCTGGTTCACCCACTTGCGAACTTCAGAAAACTTTTTACCTCTCAAGCCATTGACAAGTTCTGTAAGATTGATTTCATTAAGATTGGTGAGGATGCCAGTATCAATTACTCCTGACACAGAATATCTTTGTAACTCATTTAGCACTCTCCGAAAATCTGGAAAGTATTTCATGATGAGTTCA